CGTCAATCCACATTTCATTTTGGGGCATGATAGCCCATAATAATCCTTCTTCGCCAAAAACTGGTTTAATTATTTTCGATTTTGATTTAACCCACTTAATTGCTTCTTGTTTTAATTCACTTTTTAAAACTAAATCTCCAACTTTACTTGTTCCTCCCTTAAAATTGAAATCCTTCAAAGTTTTATTTTCTTCTTTCATTCCCAACTCCCTTTTATTGTTTTAATACCATAAAATTCATCAATTAATCTTAATAATTCTTTTGCTTCTTGTATTGCCCAAACTTTATCATTTTTTGTTGCATTTGACATTCTCCAATTCAATACATTTTTTTGTAATTTCTTTAAACGATTTTTTAATTTTATTGATAAGTTTTTTGGAATAACCAATTCAAATAAATGGTCTCCTGCTCCATTAAACCATAATTCATGTTGTAAATCATCTTCTATAGAATTATAATCTCTTTCTGAATGACATAAAAATAGTCCTAAACAATATGTCAATCCTTTTCCAAATTCACTTTCTCTTTGTTCTTCTTTCATATTTCAAACCTCTCATAAATAATCCCCCAAAGTAATCCTGTCACTTTTCTTATTAAAGGGAATATAAATATAATTGCTCCTGTTATTAATATCCATTCCCATACTGTTATTTGCATTTTAAATTTTCAATCTTGATCCTATTGCTTGTTTTATATTCTTTAGGTCTTTTTCAACTTTATTGAGATCTTCCCTGCAATTTTTTAACTGTTCCTCTTCCTTCTTTATGCTTTCTTTTGTGGCATTTTTCTTGTGTTTGATCAATTGCAGTATCCGTAGATCCTTTTCTAGTTTCTCCAATTCTGGGTTCATCTTCGGCGCTGGCTCCAAAACTTCCTCAAAGCTTTTTATGCTCTCCTTGAGATTCTTCTTCTGCTTCTCAAGATTTTTAAGGGTCTTCTTTATCCCCTCCTCATGGATCTCTGCCTTTGTTTTTATCACCAAATGCCCCAAATCATTATCTTTTTCTTCCTCTGATTTGTGTATCAAAATTTTTCTTCTCTCGTCAAAAGTCGTTGTTTCAGTTATCTTTGGTTCTTCTTTTTCCATATTAACCTCTGTTTTTTATTTTGTTTATTTGCTTATTGGCAAAATCATCAAACTCCCTCAAGATCTTCATTAATTTTTTTCCGTCCTCGGTCAGCTTAATTTCCACTTCCCGACCTTTTGCTTCCTTTGTGATCAACCCCTCTTTAACGAACTGATCAGTAACCGTCGACAAATGGCTAACAGTTCCGTGATTCCTACTAAGATCTTTTATATTCTTTTTGTCTATACTAAAAAAAAGCTTGAAGTACCTCTTGTTCGCAAAAAATCTAAACATTTTCTCCTCCTTCTAAAGATATTCTCCCGTCAGTTTCCCTCTTGATTGAGAGCATCTCCAACGCAATTTTTAAAGAATTATAATCCACTGACAGTTGGTTCACTATCTCGGACGGAAACACAGGTTCAATTTGAGCCTTCAAGAACTCTTCCACCCTCTTGAATGTAGCAACATGGATATTCTTCCTCGTGATTGAAGGATCTTTTTTTCTTACCACTTTTTCCATATAATTATAGGTATATAGTCTTATTTAAATCTTTCGATTGCTCTGGGATTAATCTTTTCTCTTCTTTTTTTAAGATCTTATTTGAACTCCTTGTATATAATTTGTCCTCTTCACCTCTGTTTAATCTCCCTCGCATCAATTTCTCTAATTTTTCCCCTCCCAATTTTCTGAATAAATAAAGGAATTGCTCCTACACTCTCTGCTAATCTGATTAATCCCTCTCTTTCTAACTTTTGCATAGAACATCCCATCTTTACTTGGATAAATTCTATCCTTCCTTTTTTAATTGCTATTACATCTGCAAAACCTTTACTCCCAGCACTCCTCATACAAAAAAATCCTTGTTTTCTTTTTCTATCCATTACCAAATACTCAAATTGTCTGCCTTTTTTATATCTCTTTGCATTACAACATAAATTATCTGAATGTATTTGATACTCATCATTAAAATATTTTTTAAATATTTCTTTTAATTTAATTGGAGATTTATGTAATTCTTTCCCATAAGAAACTAAACTTATTGTTGAATTTTTCCACCCCTCAAAGAGTTTTCTTACTTCTTTTTCAGATAGATTTTCGTATTCTTTGGCTTTAATTACATTTGGATGTTTGGTTTTCTGTGCCTCTCTCATTTTCTGTTTAGTCTTTTCGCCCCATTTTTTCCCCTTATTCCAAGGTGTTGAATTTTCATATCTTTTTTTTTGTGCTTTACTTATATTTTTCTTCCATGCTATTGGATCTTTTGCTTTCCATCCCATTGGAATAGAATGTAAATATCCTTTATAAAAGTTCCCTTTTTATTCTAACTAGTTTTTTGTCTGTCATCTTATATAACTACATTCAGTTCCTCCTTCTTCTGGTTCATCTATAATCCCACAATTTGGGCAGTATTTTCTTTCCCAGGTTGTTTCAATTAGTTTTGTTCCGCAGTACGGACAGTTTACCATTCTTCAACTTTGATTTTTCAAATTTTTAATTCTTCCATCTTTTTTCATATGGCAACTTCTACATAACCATTCGAAATCATTAATCTCTCTCAAATAATTCCCCGAAATATTTGCTAAATCATAAGGTTCATTTTTCCCACATTCTTCACATAATTTTGGTTTTGGTTTGTGTCTTTGAATCCATCTATGTAAGGCAATCTTTCCAACCTTATTTCCCTTCCAATGTCCATTCTTCTCCCCGTATGCTCTAATTTTGTTGGCACAAGAATTGCATCTAACTGCTCTTTTACTTATCCTCTTTTTACAATCTAAACAAAAAACAGGTTTTAATCTATATCCTTCTTTCTTTAATTTCTTCATTAATTCTCTATGTTTTTTAGTTCTTTTATAAACCCCAACCATACTATCCCTTTGTTTTTTAGTATTTATAAAACTTGCTACCAATCCTCTGCGTAGTTACGATGACACTCCTTACAAAGCATCTTCACATTTCCCGGGCGATATGTTCCTTGTTTGTACCCAGGAATCATCCTGTGTGGTTCTAATTTCCCGACTTTCTCTTCTTTTTTTCTACAATCTTCACAAGTGTAATTCACTGCTTTCCTGTATGCATCTTTGAGCCACTTTGGGCAACGTTTTAATCCAAGCATGTTTTGTTTCTCCCAACATATTTTTTAAAAAATTTCAATCTCCCATCTTTTTTCATATGACATCTTCTACAAACCCATTCCCAATCATTTAAATCTCTTTTATATTTTCCTGATTTATTTGCTAAATCAAAAGCTTTCTTTTGTTTGCAAATCTCACATAATTCTGGTTTTGGTTTATGCCTTTTAATCCACGCATGTAAAGCATGATAACCTACTTTATTTCCTTTCCATCTTGCGTGTTTTTCGTTACTATTTGCTTCACTTATTTTCTTTCTAACTTCTAATCTTTTTGACACATTATTTTCTCCTCTTGTGCTTGGTCTTGGTAGCCTAGCTATTTTTTTCATAAATTCTCTATGCTCTTTTGTTCCTTGTTTCATGGCATTAAGATATATCCTACCTTTTTAAAACTTTCTTTGGTCCTATCATTTTATTATAAATACCAGTCTTTCCTGGCTGTCAGTAACTTTTGACTGGGAGAGGAAAGTTACCAAATCTCTCCCAGTTATGCCCCCAGCAGGATTTGAACCTGCTCTCTTTAACTTTTTAGTTCTCAAAAGAGACCCGATTATCCTATAAGGTTAACAGTAGGGGCTTAAAATAAAAAAATAAATAAATTATATAAATCTTTACTTTTTACCTCCTGTTTTATTTAATTTTTGAAAAGATGTTATGTATTAATAGGCCCTCAGATAAAATCTGAATAGCTTTATTAGATTTATATCTAATATATGAAGTTTCAATCTTGCTGTTTACTAATACTAATCCTCTACTCAAAATAATATTCTTGTTTTTTAGAGTTTTATCTAAAACAATAGGCAATCTCCTTCTAAGAATCTCTTCAACCTCACTCTTAAATCTGACAAGATCTTCATATCCTCTGTTTGACATTATTTTCAGCCCAAATATTTTCATTTTTTAACCTCCATCTTATTTAATTGGTAAATCATCAGCACCCACTCGGCTACTATCCTGTGCACACATCTGATTGGCTGGTTACAGTGCCTTGCTGAGTTTGTGCAAGAACATGTCTGGATTGTTCTTCCTGGCTTAGTTATATAGCTCACAATATATTTTCCGTTGTCTTTCACCTCAACCATCCTGTCGCTGAGGATTTTGTACTTCTTTTCCTTAATGATCTTGATTGCTCTTTTCATTAGTATTTGGATTGTCATAATTTCGTTTGGTTTGTTTTATCTTTTTTTTGGATTTCTTCCTTCTCGCGATTTCGTTTTCTCCGGGCATTCTCATTTCTTTTGATTTCTTTTAGCTCTGCTTTGCTTGGCATCCAAAATCCTCCTCAGTAATCAATTCCGCTCCCATTAATCCAGTTAACTGATGTTGCAATTCAGCAGTATCAGAAAAATAAAGTTTAAATCTATTCCCTGCTTTCCCAAACTCATAAGAATTGGCTTTTGGGTTTTCACTAATAACAAAAGATGTATTTTCTTTTGTTTTTAACAAAGTGTGTAAAACTTCTTTTTCTTGTTCTGCAGTTGTATTTGTTTCTTCCATTTTTTCTCCATTGTTTATTTTATTGCTCTTGAGCTAAGCTCTCACTAAAAATTTAAAAAATAAAAAATTATTTATCTGATTTCAACTCTTCCATCATAGCAGTTCCTATATTAAGGAAATCTCTTAAAGCTCGGCCTTTTGCTCTTGTGTGTGCCATTTCTATTGGATGGCTTTGAGTCATATCTCCAGTGTTTTCTGGTGTTGAGCTGCCTATTCCATCAAAAAAGATTTCTTTTCCATCTTTTTCACAGTAAGCTCTAACTTTGACCCATGCTCTGGTCATGTCTTCTGCTACGTTCTCTGTTAAAATCTCGAAGTTCTTTAGCCCTTTTTCATGAGCTAGATCTAAAAGACCAGCATAAGTTACATAATCTTTTCCTCTGATATTTACTACTCTGTCTGTTGCTGGTTTACTTTCTTGTTTAGTTTCTTTCTTCTCTGATTTTTTCATTGCACAAAAAGCAACTTTTCCATTTTTTATTGTGATCTCTGCAACTCCTAGCTTTACAAACTCTGGCTTAACCCATTCTTCAAGCTCGAACTCCTTGACATCATTTTCTATAACTGCTTGGATTTTATTTCCTTCAATTTTTACAATTGTGGTTTCCATTTTACTAAGTTACTTGAAACTTTACAGTCACTTCTGGCGATTCATTTAGTTTTAATAAAATGTTTATACTATTTGCTATCTGACCTTTTTCGAAATAACCAGCTTCTATTAAAACATCAATTATCTTTTGTCCAAATTCTAACTTTTCCAATTTCTATACCTCCTTAATTTAATTAGAGGGGTAGGAGGATTCATTTAGAATCCACCCCTCCCTCGCGAGTCTCTCTTAAGAGATTATGATTTTTCATTGTTTTCTCCGTTTTGATTTGTGCATTCTTTTTGTTCCTGGTTGGTATTTTTGACATTTTCTCATTTGTTGTCTTGTTTTGTTTTGTTTGATCCCGTGCTCCTTGTCATGGCAGCCACGGCAAATCATCTCGAATGGCGGTAGATGACCCCCTATTTTCGAGTGCCTTGTAAGTTTCTTAATCTTCCCGCACCTTGGGCATCTTCTCAACCTCATCTGTACCTCCTTGTAAAATTCTCCAAGCCAAAACCGTCTCACCAGTTATCTTGCACTTTCTTTGTTGCGAGAAAGCCACAAACTTTAACTTGTTCACGAGTTCCCATCTTCTTGGCCTGACATAGTTTGGATCCTGTTTAATTAAATGACTTGTAATCTCCGAATCTGTGCAATCCCCCATTACACCACACAGTTCAGATATAGCCTTTAATACTATTGCTTGTCGTTCGCCTAGTTTCTTCTTGATATTCTCATGCGCCAATAAACTTGTACTTTGCATCCTGTGTTTTTTATGCTTTCCCATTCTCTCCTACAAATTCTTTTTTTATTTTATTATAAAAAAATGACTCATTGCAATTCCAAATGCAAATCCACCTAACCAAAAACAAATTGCAGAAATTATTGCAAATATTTTTTCAAGTTCCATTATAAAATTAAAAGAGGATTGTTAATCCCCTTGATTTAAAATAGTTGTATTGACTTAGGTCAATGTATCTTCTTCTGAAGATTTTTTGTAAAATTTTTTTTATTGTCATTCGAATCCTCCTATAATTATATACATATAATCCTTTATAAAAGTTGCTATTTTCACCAAGACCCCAATTTCACCCATAAGTAGCGACACTACCTATATTTTATTCCAAGACCCTCTCCAAGAAAATAATTGTTTTCTCCAACCACTTTTCCCTTTGGTTTCTCTTTTAAGCCTCTTTTTTTTAAGAACTTTTTCCATTCTTTTTCTTCTTTGGTGGTTTTTTGGGATTTGACTGTTTTGGTTCTCTTTCCGCCAAACCTGTATTCCTGGGCTAGCTTGGAATCTCTTTTCAATTTGAACATTTTATTTATTTTTTGAATCCATTTTCCATTTTCCCAACTGACTATGTCAGTTCAAATGCCTATGTTCTGACTGCACTTAAATAGATATTATTTCAAACTGTTATTCAGACCCCCAATTTTCGAGCCTTAGTCTAAGCTTGGGTTCCTTCATAGGCCGGTTATGCCTTCGGATTCCCCTCGAGCCTACTGATGGACGACTTACTGCCAATTTCTTGTAAAGCCTTCCATAATATTTATTCCTTATAGACATAATTATACATTGAAACACCATTTTTAAAACTTTCTAAAAAAAGAGGGGTTTTTATGTCTATAAGATAAGAAAAAACCCCCAAAAGAATAAAGAAATAAGATGATTTAAACCTTTTGGTTCAAAAAAAAATAAATAAAAAAATAATAAAAAAATGATTTATGCAAAGACTAGCTCTACATCTTCATCTGAAAAGTCGCCCTCATCGAAAGTCACTATTGCAGTAGCAAGAACATTTTTCTTGAACTTTGTTGCTTGTCCTTCATCAAGTATGTATTTAATCTTCAATTCAAATACAACTTCTGCAATCTTGTCTTCATCTTCCTCAAGGCCTAACTCGATTATGTTTATTTCATAATCTTCAACATCTACATTCTTCAACTCATCAAATCCTTCTATAGATTCCAACCATTTGGTTAGAGCCTTATAGTCACGATTTTCGAGCTCGAGTTCTGCGACGTCGTAAGCTTTAGTCTCAAGTTTTTCGATTTCGGTTTTGTACAAATCTTCCCATAAGTCGTCTATCCTGTCACTGTTGACTTCCTTTGGTTCAGGAATTACAACTTCTGGAACAACAATTCCTGCAGCAATTTCACTTGCAGTTGGGATGTCGATTTGTCCTATAACTTGGGCGGTAACTTTGTCTGATAATGCTTGCTCATCAATCTTATTGCTTCCAACTACCATAAACCCAACCAGATTTAAGATAGCCAAGGCCACAATCAAACCAACCAACAAACTTGTTTTTTCTTTCATGTTACCCTCCTATTTACTTATTTATATTAGACGATTCTCTTTTTTAAATGTTATTGTTTCATTAGAAATAGGGTATTTTTTTGCAATATATATTCTTTTTATGTACTTATATGCAAAATATACTTTCCAGCACATACTTTGGTTGAGCAACAATCCTTATAAACTATTGTTGAGTTACAACAAATAGAGTGGCAGGCTCTCGCTTCTTCAAATAGAGAATCCCTGCCCAACTCTTTTAATTATAACTTACTAACATCTTTCTTAGGAAATTGATAAGAATGGAAACGATTCCAACCACCAACGCTGTATAAGATCCAAAATCAATAGATCCTATGTTCTCAGCCAGGTATGTCAAAACCACAGCACCCCCCGCAATCAACGCACCTTTTCCAAGTTTTTTCAATCCTATTAAGTCTATACTCATAGTAGGACTTTTCATTTTCTTCCTCCGTTTAATTTAAGAGATCTCAATTTGTAAATAGCATATCTAAATGGACCCACTTTTTCTGTCCACTTCTTCTTTGAAAATAAAATATAAGTAATCAAAGCTACACCGACCCCGAAGTACATGTGGCTTATAAATAGCCCCATACACAACAATAAAATCCCGAATGTCTCGTGACCGAGTATGTCCAACAGATCCCACCTTCCGTAGCTGTACATATGTTCGAGTAATAAGTACAACCCACTAAGTATCAAAACTAAAGATATGTTCCAATACGCCACGCTAACCATAAGTAGTATTATCGGTGCCAGTTTTTTAAATTCTTCTTTTAAGTATTCCATTTTACCATGATATTGTTGCCCAGTCGGCTATTTTCTCTGTTCCTGCTCCTCCTGCGCCTCCATCACCATTTCCATTCGTAGTATCAGTTCCACCTGCTCCTCCTGTAACATCTGTTGCAAGACCATTATCTGTTTTTGCTCCACGATGAAATATCAGGATATCTCCAGCTCCACCCCCTCCTCCTCCTGCTCCCGAGGCGTCTGCTCCATCGTTTCCTGAAACATCTATTGAAGAATCAGCTCCAAATGTTAAGGTTCCTCCAACTTTTATAAAAATAGTGCATCCTCCTTCTCCTCCTGCGCCATAATCCCCAGATGTGTCTGATGAGATCTCTCCCCCAAGTCCATTGTTTGCTGAACTTGCTCCACCACCCCCCCCGTGTCTGTGATTATTGTTACTTCCTGCAACAGACCCAGCAGTTCCATTCATTATAAATCCTCTCTGATTATTTTGAAAATTCCAGTCTAATCCCCCCTTTATTCCTCCCTTTGTCTTTGCTGAGGCAGTTGTTCCTTGTTCATAAGCATATCCTCCTCTGGAACCTTTGGCTGGGTAGATTATGCATTTATCCTGTACCCCATAATCAATTACTCCAGGATCCCAGTATGCAGTAAAACTTGTAGGACATCCTTTGCCTTTTAAATCAATAGTTCCATTAATTGTACAATTACCTTGAACATAAATTATAATTGGTTTGTCTGATGTCGAACTTGCAGATAATGTTGCATTAGTATCTAATAAAAAAGAAGTGTATTGATAAACTGTCCCTTGTGTCAGATTTGTAGTTCCAGAGCTTTCACTGAATGCTCCGTCGGTTCCGTCACCGAACCCGACTGACCAGTTCGCGTCCTGGTCATCCCAAACATGCCCGTCTTGGTAGGGTGTATTCGCAGAAGCCAAGGGATTCAAACCTCCTCTTTTATACTTTTTAATTCTCTATTTTCCATTTTTATTCAATTTTGTCTTTTTGGACGAATGAAACTTCGACAGAACTTGTTTTACTTATTGCTGTAAATACTGCATGACTGTACATAAGAGGTGTCCCATCCTCATTAAAAAGTCCTAACTCGGTTATATTATTTGTGTTTCCCTCCACAGTTGTTAAAAAACATCTAATTGTAACTTGATGATTTGTCTCGTCAAAAGTAGGGTATCCACTTACGAAGCTTTTTGTCGCACCACCGTTGATATTTACTCCTGTTTCCACGTCGGTATCTGTTGCGTCTGGGGTTGTCGTACCTGTTCCGATCTTGAACTTTGTTGGTGCCAAGTAATCTGGTGTTGCCTTGAACGCCCTGTTAAGCACTATTTTCAATCCATTATTTGTGACCACACTTCCAGTTCCCATATTATTTTATGATTTTATAGTTTTTATATTTATTTGTTTTAGTGATAATTACTTAATAAAACTTTACTTACTTCAGCAGTTGATGCTCCAGATTCTAATAATTTAAATCTCAAATCTGTACCCGTCACTGTAAAAGTATGTGTTGCATTATTTGTTGCTTCTTCCCAATTTGACCCTCCATCCGCCGAAACATAAATTGTAATAGTTCCTGAATCGATTGTCACTGCCACATCTACTGTACTTACAGTTCCATTATTATAATCTATCGAGCTACTTAATCCTATCTGACCAGGGGTAAAATTCAAGCTTCCAGAACCCCACCCTGTTGCAGTACCGTTTGTATCTTCAAAATCAGAATCAATAAAATCTTCTGTATAATCATTTTCAAATTGTTGGATAGAATGAATCACTTCGCCTTCGAATGCATTTGAATGGGTTCTTAATTTGTTCGTGCCAAGGATTCCATAAGTTGCATGGCCAATTATCAATCCAAGTTCGGAAACATCATAATTCTCAGTGATTGTTTTAAGATATCTTGGGCTAACCGTTCCCAGTGGCACGTTTGAAATGCTCACTAGCTCAGTAAGAATGTCTTGGTTCCTAATGAATTGTTCTTCTAATCTCTTAAGGCGCTCCTCTGTGTTTGTCTGCCAATCTGCCAGCCTCCATGTTTTGTCTCCCACTTCTAACTCTTCGATAGCACTTGGGAACTTGTATTTTATCTTATTCACAACATAAGTCCCAGTCAAGTTTAATCCATTCACAGTTGGAGTTTTTGTGTCTACTATATCTATTGTTTCTCCCCTAAATGGAATATTAGCATTCTCGCTTTTAACCAACAACTTTCCAGTAATAAACGGCACGCTCCTCTTCGCGAGGATGCTTGCTGCCCTGCTCTCAGCATCTGCAACAGAACTTACATCTGACAGCTCGATTTGTTTTTCATACAGCCCATAAGCATCTATGCTGTCTTGGTTTATCATATGAATAGGTGCTGGTGCTGACCAAGTATAATTAACAATTGCATAATGATCTGCTGTAAATGTGGTCCCAACAGTTGGCATTATTTTCTTGTTTTCCCTATCAACATAATAAAAGTGCCCTGCACTTGAGTCTTTAGTTCCTCCTGTTTTTTGGGTTGTCGGAGGTGTAGCTGCATCCATGTAAAGTTCCACTATATCTGGAGTATTAGATAATAATATATGTGTTGTTTCCCAGTTCGCATCATTGTCTATCTGGCCTGATTCTGTAATATTTGTTTGGGTCGTAGCCCCGTCTATTCTTAAATCATTAATCATATTATTAGTGTCAAAGTCCCATTCAGGCATAGCTACTATCTCGGTTCCAACTGTGAGTGTCTTGCCCGAGTCGTTATATCCAAGGGGTTCAAAATAAACCTTCCTGTCAGAATCGTTGTAATAAAGTTCCCAATCAAGAGCATTCTTCAAAACCATGATCCTCTCAAAAATATCAGTATTTATGCACTTGAACTGGTCAATTCTTTTTCCGTCCTCAGTTCCAGACGCTTGAACAGTTGCTGTCATTCCCCCATAAGTTTGGACTAAGTCCTTTACTATCTCGCTTACTTGGCCTGCACTTGCATCTATTCCAGAGTCATAAACTTTGTTCACATTTTTTCTTACAAGCATGATCATTTCATTCTTGCATGTGACTTTGAGTATTGCTCCCTCTGGCTTTATGTTGTCTATATACCCATAGAAGTATCTTCTGTCTGTACTGGTTGTCCATCCAGCCCAAATCTCAACTAACTGGCCATTATTCAAGTTCACAAGATCATTAACTGTCTTTGGAAGGATCAACTCTGCCTCTGAAATTGACTCATCATCTTTTTCATATTCCCAACTGATCAACTTATTAGGATCTGGGCTTCCATCAGTGTCCTTTATAGTGACCGAATTAACGATCACTTTAGTCATTTTCATTATTCCTGGTTTGAAAAATAATAAAAAATCGCCACTGGCCAGAACATAACTATCCAAAACCATAGCCAACCTTTGCTTGCCTTAAATTTCTTGCGTCTTTTCATATTATTTTAAAGTTTATTTATTTAAAAAGCTTGCTAGAGTGCTGTCCCTTCTAATAAAACAAGAGTATATTCAACTTTGTTTTCGTCACCCTCTTTTTTATCATGAGTGAACTCTTGAATCAGAACGTTCTTATTCGCGTTAGTCCAAGAACTAACAAACGTCAGACTAGATTGTGCTCCATTTTGGAGCCCTTCTATATCATTTATAAAGGTTCTAAGCTGAGCCAGTGTTCCAGTCTTTTTTCCTGTTACTGTAATTGTCCTGCTTGTTCCCATAAGATCCATTATCAAAGAAGCGTCGCTATCTGAGAAAGGAATAGGTGAATTGAACAAGTTTGAAGACTTAGTCGAGCTTTCTGAGGAAACATCTCCTAAGCTTTTTCCACCAATCGAAGCCGCCATTTTTCTCCATTATTGATTTAATTTTTTGAATATCTCTCCCTTGTTTTTGCGATTCTAGGCAAAGGGTCTTAATCAATTGGGTTTCAGCAATCGCAAACGTCCTAATACTGTTTAGAGTCTTGTTTAGATCCTTTAATTCTTTTACTATCTTTTCATCACTCATTGAGCCATCCTCCCCGACATTTTCTTTTGTAATACATAACTTACTTCATTTGCTATTTTCTTTATGTCAAAATCATTCCTTACGTTTGGATTGTTAATATTGATTGTGATTGATCCTGAACCCATTCCAATTGCTGTACTTGGGATTATCCTCCCAGATGTACTAGGTGTGAATATTTCTGGTCCCCTTTCACCTACAAGATATGCTTTCCTTCCTGAGACAGGGCCTCCTGCTTGTCTGCCACCACCACCTCCAAATAACCCCTTAAACCAATTCCATACTGTTGTCGCCACGCTTATAGATCCCTTAAAAAAACCCTTAAAGTAATCCCAAACCTTCTCTCCAACACTTATTACCCCCACAAACAATGACTTAATAAAATTCCACAATTTCTCTCCAATATCTATCCAGAAACTAAAACCTCCTTTTATTATATCCCACAACCAAACCCCAAAATTTAAGACGCTTGATAGTCCATTCACAAACATTTCCCAGATCCATATTCCTGCGTCCTTCAAAAAACCAAACGCTGGAACAATTATATTCTCCCAAATCCAAACCCCTGCATTAAGGAGGATACTAAACGTTTTTTTAATCCCTTCCCAAATAGGCTTTAAAATGTTCTCCCAAACCCAAGAGATTCCATCCCCCAGTATGCTTACGAATTTCTCAACCCATCCTGCAATCTTTTTCATAATTGGCGCAAACCATTTAATAAATGCTGCTAGCCCCTGCATGGCTGGTTTCAAAATAGGAATCAATGGCAAAAATAATAACATCAAAATCACCTTGAACATATCCAAGACTGGTTTTATAATGAACATCAAAGAATCGATCGCAGCCACGACTAACCCCAACCCACCAAGAAGTTTTCCCATACCCTTCAATCCGAATCCAGCCCCAGCGTCCATTCCGCCAGTTTTCTTCCCGAGGCCAATAGACCCCATTGATTTCTTTATTTGCTCTGCTATGTTTTCCCCGATCTTCTTCCCTCCTTTGTCCCCCTTAACACTTATTGGGACTTCTATTTTAAAATCTGCCATCTTCTATTTTTTCTGTTTTGTTTTGTTTTTTAAATTCAAGTTCGATTTCTTTCATGTAAGCCATCCTGTCATAAGGAAGGTTATCTGTCTGTTCTGGAGTGAACCCAAAATAATGGGCAAAAAACCAATACATCAGTTCGTTTGACACCTCCTCGTCATCTTGATGGTGCCCTTTTAATCCTTCTCTAATCCATCTTTTTTTTTTGAGTCTGGTTCAGCAAATTTTGTATACTCTTCGGACAAATAGTCTGCTACATCAGTTGGTAATTCCTTAATTACCCCCAACGTTTTTTCAAATGGTGCATTAACAATACATGCGAACAAAATCTTTTCCTGGATTTCTGTATGGTTCACATTGATTATAGGTTTTCCAGCAACTATCTTTGTCTGTGTGCACTCGCTTTGGATCCTATTCCTTACACCAGTACCCAACTTTTTAATGGTGACTTTCCCTTCTTTTCCATTAATCATCAAAGGGATATCTTTTGTTTGTATAGATATCCTTTGTTGCTCGTCTAACTTCAATTCAGGCACTTGCCTTTCCTCTTGGTTTTTTTCTTCCATCTTTTCCTCCTGGATTTAATTGTGTTCAAGTTTAAACGCCTTGAACTTACGTTTATTTAAAAAAATAAAATTAGTCTATATTGTCAGCTGCTGCTGGTGCTGTCTCAACATCGTTTGTATAGACTATATTTGTACAAGCTCTTGCCCATCCAGTCACGTCTTCTTTTACAACCTCATTGACATTCTGTGGCAAAGTCTCCTCATTAAGGTGAACTCCTGTCAGATTAATATCCAATATATCTCCATCATCATTTGTAAATGTCAATTCCATCGTCGCTATTTCAGTACCACTTCCAGCATCTGGCGCAGTTGCACTGTTTGTTCCATTCAGGAAATATGTCAAGAGTGTTGTATGTGACTTAAATGCCGCAGTCATAGAGAAATTGTATTCCCTGTTTTTTGCTACTTGATCTGTTAAAAATCTACTTCCTATTCCATATACTGGATCAAGATTGTTGTTTATAGTCAATTCAAAAGATTGAATTGCTAAAATCTCTGTTCCATCAGGCATTTCTATGCTTCCATGCGCGAAAGTAAACACTGGTTCAACATCTGCCAAATCGGCTTTTTTAGTTGTTCCTAATGCTTCATACCTATATGGGCATTCAAGAGTAAATCTTAAAGGTTCATTCACTGCTGCCGAAATTGTGCAAGTGTTTACACGACATCCAATCAAATCACTTTGAGCATCTGTAGTCCCTAATTCAAAACTTGTTTTAGTTGTAAAACTTGTTATTCTATCCAACTCTGTGTATGTATGAGTATATGCTCCTACTGATCCTCCATCGCTATTTGCCCCTAAAACTCCTAATAACCAATAAGCGTTTGATAACGCTCCGTTGATTGTTACTACTCCAGCATATTGCTTGTTGACAGTTGCTGTTGCATTCCTTGCCCCAATACCATAAATTCTTTCGGCATTGTTGTTTCGAGCCACTGAAACTTCCACTCCTTGTCCAAATGGCATATAAGTCTCGTCGCTTGCTGTATGGCTTGCAGCCGCCTTGGTCCAACCGTCTTGGTCTTCAAAAGCATATAAACAGACAGATTCTGCTCCCGAAATATATTTTTGTGCTATTTTATTTTACCTCCCACTTTAATTGATCTCTTCCGAGCATGTTTGGATTTGTGCTTTTTTTCCCCCACAGGCTTGTCTGGGTGTGTTTTTTTAGGTTTTATGAGGTTATCTGCCTCTTTTTTTGAAATATGCCCTGCTGCCAAATTTGTCATTATCTTTTTTAGTTCTTTTTTGTCCATTATATTGTATCTGTTTCAAACATCCCTAATAAATCTATGTTTTTCTGCATTATCTCATCTTTTTTATCAGGACTATTAATTGTAGGCCCAATTAATGTTGGTTTAATAAATTTTAAATAATAAAAATTCTTTGCATTAGTAATATAAGCACTTTTAATTGCTTGAATATATCCATCCAAATCATCTGAGTTGTCATCATAAACTACAACCGTAAAAGCCACGTTAGAAATAAAAATAGCTCCCCCTACCCCGAAAGCATCCATACTCACATTCAATATATCTACTGCCATTCTTGGATAAGAATCGATTGTCAGATCATCTCTTGGAAAATCTGGAAAAATTTTATCTGTTCCATAATCATGGGACACTATATAATCCCCTGTCTGATTTTCTCCAAAAGTAATCACACACCCATTTGCATGTTTATAATCCACTGTGTAATCTGTACCAAATGTTTTTGTAACCGCGTCGACTGTTATACTCCTTATATTTTTTACATTTGTTTTAGAGATAGTTATAATTTTTGTTCCAGAAAGAGTTCCAGTTGCATTTGCTGTCGTAACCCCTCGCTGAGTTGTAGTAAATATGTCTTGATTTCTTAAAAAAACTACTTGCTCTTGCTTTATTTTCTGTATGTCCACTTGGAAATTACCTCTTGGTTAATTTTTTAAAATCTAACAAGTATTTAAATATTATTGATTAGCCAGTTCCTCAATAATTATTTCTCTTAACTTGTTTTGGATAGTGTTCCTTATAAACGGGTTTGGCCTTGTCCCAGGATGCTTTACTTTCTTCCTAATTAATTCGTCTCCCCCTATCTTAAATTTCAGCGCCTTCTTTTCCTTTGGGGTGATTATGTGGGGAGGAGTCCCAAATTCTATATACTTTCCGTAATCTACCATCCAGATAATTAATCCTTCATTTGTTGATTTGACCTTAATAGAATTTTTTAAGCGGCCCGTTGAAACCGGAGATACAAGCACCAATTCATTCTGCATTCTCCTAGCTATATCTGGCAAAGCTCTTTCTAATGCTTCTTGTATTTCATCCATTTTTTAATCTCCTTTTAAAATTATTAATATCCATCTCCTTTATTTCAAACTCCCACAATCTCAAAACCTTAAATCCTTTCTCAATTAATTCTTTTGTCCTAATGTGATCAACCTCTCTTCCAATTGGATATTTGTGCCAATAGTCTCCATCACATTCTATAACAAGATTCAGCGACGGAATTAATATATCACACTGATATCCATGTTCAATTTTCATGTATTGGTGTGTAAAAAAATCTATGTTTAACTGTTTAAGGAAAGTCTGGATTTTAACTTCAATTGAAGTATCTTCTTTTGGAAAGACTTGATTTTTTCTTGATGTTCTAAACCCATATCGAGGATATTTTTCCTTAGATATTTTCTTTCCTTTATTCCAAGGGATCATCCCTTCCTTAAATTCTGTTTTTGGAGATTTCCTAATCCCTTTTTGTATTTTACTTAATAATTTTTTAGTTTTTATAGAATGCTTCCAACTTTCAGGATTTCCAGGTCTCTTTTTTCCTTTACGAAAATCACTTAACTTTCTTCTTGTTTCAATAGATCTCCTTTTTCCCTTGTTAAATTTACCAAATCCCTTTAATCCCTTGTTCCATGGTTTATGTCCTTTTTGGAATACCATCTTAAATCAATGACTCTTTAATTTAAAAAACCATCTATTCATTTTTTATATAAAATAAAATAGCCACCTTAAATACTGCGGTCCCGTCGAAGTCCCTTACACTGACCTCTTCGACACGGTATACTTTTGAATCGTAAGTTATTTTATCATATTTATTTAATGTTGCATCTGGCTTTAAAAAAATCCTTGCATCATAAACTTTTGTTAAACCAGGCTTGTCTAGATTATGTTTCTCGTTATAAGGTTCGAATACTATGTCTATGTCCTCGTCAGTCCCGTCGGTGTATGTCTTGTTCCCGTGAAAATCAGTAGTCACAGTGACTGGCGTTCTGGTAGCTACAACCCCAAAATCAGATAACGGCCCGTTGACAAAATCAGTTCCAACCCCTGGTACAACACTCTGGTAATAGTTAACTATAATCTCCATATCATCCCACATCCTGTTTAGGAATGTTATCTGTGTTCCAGTATTATTATGCACTACAGTATACTCTGTTGTCAAACTTAATGCCAATCCACTTGCATATACAAGAAATCCCCCAGGTACTGTGTTTCCTGTATTCGACAAAGTTAGAACCCTGTTTGTAGCCCCATCGTTTCCTGTGCAGTCGCTTCCTGTGTAATTCTCTGTTTGTGCTTCCATGTTAATTTAAAATATTCAAACAATATAAATTTAACTATTCAGTCCTCCTCCACTTTCTATATGAACTATACATTTGTTTGCACCGTCTTGTCCTTTTATTTGAACATGAGAAAAGTTTGATATATTTGCTGTGATTGTTGTATAACCTGTTCCGTTGAATAAAATGTTGTTTCCCAAGACATCGGTGTTAGTTGATAGGTTGCACATGTCTGAGCATTCTATGAGCCAATTTCCTGAGGAGTATGTGCAAGTGTCTTCGGGAGGTGCTTCTGAATAAGTTATGTTAAGATAAGGAAGATTTCCAGTTGATTCCTCATCTTCTTTATCTACAAAGTGAAGGGTAGCACCGGGTTCATTTGCAAAACCAAAATCCATATATTCTCCGTCGTAAACATATTCTATTTCAGTAAATTCTTTGTCATGGTCAAATCCTCTAATAGAAGAATTATCATTTTCAGCTAAGTAATCTACATTAATAATCTCAGTTACATTCATACAAACCCAAGTTGCCGTAGAGATACTTGAAAGTGTTCCAATTACGCTGTTTGTTAAAGATTGCGCATCTAAATCCCCAGCATTTGAACTTTCATCCCAGGCCTGATCATTTACTCTCGAGAGGTTTACATCATCATCCAAAGTTCCCTCAGTCTCTTCATTATATAAACACAATGTTGAATCATCTATAATTTTTCCAGAAGGGATTGAACTAATATTCCACTTAATTTGAAAACCAAGATAAAATTCCCCTCCCACTTCATCCAGCATTACAACATCAGCCAAATTCTCAGTATCGGCAGTTTGCAGTTTGATTGTTGTAGAACTTTCACCTAAAGTAAAATTATATCCAAGAATATTATCCATACAAATATTTTCTAGCTCAATTTCTTCACCTTCTTCCATATAAGAAGAAATAAATTCAACTCCTTTAATTTTGAATGGAATATTGCCTGCAACCTCTGATTTCAACTTTAACTTTTTAATACAGGTATAATTAAAATCTTCTATTTCTATCTCATAATTATCATCTTTTTCTAAATAAACAAACTCAAAACCCTTACCTTTTAAACTTCTTGCATCTTCAACTCTTTTCCAAGTTTCATCTTCATAAACATTTCTTATCCCTGAATAAAGAATTTTGGTACAAGTTCCATTCTCACAAATTGTATCTGTTGTAGGGGTATAAGTAATTTGTTTTTTCTTATCTACAGAATCCCAAACAGGGTCAAGATATTCTTTGTCTTCATAATCCACACTCCACTTAACCACATCAGTTGGACTATTCTTGTACGCAACTATCCTGAACTGATAATCTCGACCTTCTCTCATGACAAATGAATATTTTACTCCTAAATTATTAGGCGCACCACACCACTTACCTGCACACGTTTTATTGAGAGGAATATTTCTCCAACCATCTCCCCAACTTCTTTGTAATTTCCAAGATTTAACTCCTGGGTCAAACTCAAATGGTGTGTCCCTTCCCCATGGGTCGTAATCAACTGGATAAATAAATATATCTTCTTTTGCAGTTAGATTTATATAAGCATAACAAGGGTCAGATTCTGTCCCTGCGCAAACCATGTCTCCAGAATATCCTGTAATATCAATTATTCCCAAAAAATTAAGATAACCAAAAAGAGAAACAACCAAAGTTCCGCTAACTAAACCAAGACCAATTAACCATTTCTTTATAGTTTCAAAGTAAATTCGTTTAGCCATATTAACATATTTCCAATTGTGAGGTTGGTCCCACTATTAAAACACAAGTGTCGTTATAAAATATTTCTCCTTCCTGTGCAGTTCCAACATATAATTTATTGTTAGTAGTCATATAAATATTTTCAATTTCGTCAGTAGTGCTTCCGATATTTTCTCCATTTGTATCAAGATAACCTCCTAATTGTGGACTTGTATCGCTTGAAATGTCTAAGTTAGTTGAATTGTAATATCCGAATGTAGCACTAATGGGGTCTGTTTCCACTAAAGTAGTAGAATTGTAAAAGCCAAAGGCATTTCCTACCCCATAATAATCATTAATATCAAAATCTGTAGAGTTATAATAACTAAAATCTAAGACTTGTGTTTTAGTAAAGTAATCTGATATACTAAAATCCGTCGAGTTGTAATATTCAAATCCAATTACATCTGCCATCTTAGCCATAGTTCCGTTTATAACATTCGCCCAAGTGATATGAGTAAGAAATGTAGAATAATTTCCTGCCCAGTTTGGGTCTGTTTCAGTTTGAGGATTTGTAGAATTATAAAAACCAAACGGATTAGCATTTGTATAATAATCTGATATAGAAAAATCAGTAGCGTTATAAAATCCAAAAGGATTTGCTTTTAAATAAAAAGTATTATAATCAAAATCTGTGCTATTGTAATATCCAAATCCATATAAAGCAGAAACTCTTACTGTTTCGTTAGTATCTGAAATGTTTGTGTCTGTGTCAAAATAACTACCCTCTATACAACTTCCATTTCCTAAAAAAACTTCTGTTCCACTACAAGCAGTACTCGCATTTGTATCAGTATCACTTATATTTGTATCTGGCTCATAATAGCTCCAAGAATCATTATAAGCAGTAAAGTTTGCCGTCCAAATAGGGTCTACTTCTCCCCCAACCCCAGAATCCTCTGTACAAATCAATGTTCCATTACTAAATATTCCACTATACTTGTCAGTCCCTGTACAATTTGTTCCTACAATTGCATTTACTCTTGTAGTTTCGTTTGTATCATTTGTTATTATTCCTGTCAGCTGACTTCCGTTGCCAAAGAAATAATCTGCTGTAATGTTGTAGCCGGAATTATTCAAGTTCTTGTTTCGATGGAAAGAGAAAGGGTCAACTTCATAACCTATTGGTGTTCCATAACCTTCGAAAACAGCAATCCAATCAACATAATAATGATTTTGAGTGTTTCCATTGGCAGCTTTATAAATTCTCATCTGAACAATCCCCCCATCGATAAATCTTGAATTATAAACAGGGTCACTAATAAATAAAAAAACATCTGTTTCTGCTATAGGAGGGTATTCTTGCCATGAATTAGTATTATAATTCCACAACTGAATTATTGGCCAATTGCCAGATAAACTGCTGGTTTTATATCTCATAATTCCGCCGTTTAAATCATTAACATTAGTAAAATTAATTCTTAAATCTAAGCCGGGAGCTCCTGAAGCTTCTGAAAAATTGAGTGTAACATCATCATAACCACCATCATCATGCTGAGTGTCTTCAATACTTCCGCCATCGATAGTTCCTGCTATTACGTCTGCCTGAGAGGCATTGTAATATTTTGCAGCTAATTTACTCTCGTTAAAGTCAAGAGAAGAACCATTGAAAAAATTCCAATCATCAGCAGTCGTCCAATTAAATTTTCCTTTAAACCATTTTGTATTTGTTAAATTTCCAGTCATATCGTCTCCAGTAAGATTAACATATAATGCACTTGCTTCTGTAGTGGTTGAATAATCATTGTAGTCGAAATCAGTTAAATTATACCATCCAAATGGATTTCCATACAATACGTTTACCCTATCTGTTTCATTCGTATCAGATATGTTTGTGTCAGGTTCATAATAACTCCAACTATCATTATAAGCCGTGTAATTACTTGACCAAAGTGGCTCTGAAATCAAAGCAAATGTACTATTAGTTACATAAAGCCAAGCATTATGATAAGTTTGATTGAAAACTGCAACCCATGTAGCCAAAGGAGAATCTATGTCATCCCAAAAATCAGAACGATTTACATCTAAATTCCCTTCATTTGAACTAAGAATATAACTCGGAATAGATGTTGAATTATAAAAACTGAATGGATTATTTATTAGATAGTAATCAGAAATACTAAAGTCTGTAGCATTATAAAAGTTAAAATCATTTATTTGAGTCTTTGTATAATAGTCACTTATTGAGAAATCTGTACTATTATAATAACTAAACCCAAGAACTTCTGCTGATGTAAAATAGTCTGAAATATTAAAATCAGTTGAATTATAATAATCAAATGCTAAGATTTCAGAACTTGTAAAATAGTCACTTATATTAAAATCTGTAGAGTTGTAATACTCAAAATTTAATATTTGAGTTTTAGTAAAGTAGTCTGTAATTACAAAATCTGTAGCATTATAATACCCAAATGCTAATATTTCTACAGATGTTAGATAATCACTTATTGAGAAGTCTGTTGAGTTATAATAATTAAAACTATAAAGTGCACTAACTCGTGGGGTTTCATTTGTATCTGATATATTGGTATCTGTATCAAAGTAACTACCATCAATACATGTCCCATTACCGAGTAAAACTTCTGTTCCTGTACAAGCTGTGGAAGCATTTGTATCTGTATCGGGATTTGTAGTCTCGTTGAAATATCCAAAGGGGTTTGAAGAATTATAATATTTCACATCTGACTCTGTCTTATTGTAAAATGAATCCCTTATTTGTGTCAAGTTTAACCAACTCAAATCATTATTAATAAGACTACCTAATATGTCTGCAACTGTATTAAGACTATCCCAAAAATCAGACGCATTAACATTCAAACTACTTTCCTGAGAGTCCTCTATCCAATCCTCGTCTGTGATATTCGCTTGTGATAAGAGTGTCTTATTGGCCAAATCAGTCGGAGACCCCAAACCATCCCAATAATCAGAGGAATTAACATTTAAGTCTCCCTCGCTAGATTGCAAGATATACCTCACATCAGCAATTGTTTGGTTTATCCAGCTATAACTATTAGTGATCGCACTTCCCAATATATCTGCTAAATTGTCCATTATTCCTGTTGAAGTAATCCATAGCTCTGATGCATTTACATTCAAAGAAGTTCCATTCCCTACAAAGTACCCACCAGTGGTTATATTCCCTGTCGCGTTTATTGTAGTCGCGTTCTTAATAGAATACACTCCCCTCAAATTGATATCTCCTTGGGGTGTGAAATCTGAGGCTAAAACTAGCCCTATAAATCCCATTAATATTATTAATCCTATAAATATTTTTTTCATTTACACCACACAAGGCCTTGGTTTTATGTCTGCCAAGATCTTGTCCCTCTCTTTAATTAACTGAACGGCAGTTTCCCTCCATTGCGTGTATGGTTCTCCTTTTTGAACCCTCATCTCTCCAATATTATAACCCACTATGTCTGTATAAGACTGACCAACAATCCTTGCGACCATTGCTATCGCGCAGCAATAGTTCATCAGTTTTTTGAAGTTTTCATTAATTTGTAATTTAACAACCTTGCTCCCTGACACGTGCCCATAAACCAATTGATCAACTGTGATTTCTCCTGTGTCTGTCCCAGTAACTTGTGCAGCCTCATGGTTCCCATCCATTCCATAAACATCCACCCAATCGTTAGTGCTAAAATCTGTCTCACTGGCTACACTCAATGCAACGCTTGTTCCAGCCACGCTTGCCGCATCAGTAGTCGTACTAGTTGAACTCTCCTCCAGCCATCCGAATATATACTTTATAACGTTTCTTTGGGTTCCATCTTGGAACGTGCTCACTGTCGCACTCGTGTTTAACTCTATCTTTCCTGATCCCCTTGAAACTATAAGATTCGCGGTATCTTCTTGGGTCCCATCTATATACAAATCCCTAACAGTCAAGACAGGGTTCTTCCTTAGAATTAATCTCTTGGTCTCGTTTCCTTCCCTTGTCTCTATTATCTCCTTTGGGGTGAAAACTGTATTATAATGCCTTTCTACTTGATATTCACACTCATCAATTATACTTTCTACATCAGCATCGCTAATTTCACTACTTCCTATTCCACATGTACGACGTACAGATTCAACAGAAATAAAATTACTCATTTTTAACCTCCAAAACTATTTTATTATCTTGATATTCATAACCATATTTTTCTGCTAATAAATTTTGAAAGAATTTTGTCCAATGTTTCCTGTTAAAATTTGTTTTAACATGACAAGAATTACATAAACTAATACAGTTTTCTGGAATGGATAATAGTTTATTATAATTAACATGATGAACATCTAATACTCTTTTTAATTTTTCTCTGTGAATACCACAAAGCATACAAATTTGATTATCTCTTTTTCTTATTGCCCTTTTGAATTTATTGTTAAATGTTCTATCATAAGGTTCAAATGATTTTCCACCTTGCCAATTATAATGTTCTTCTCCCTTTTTTATTCTTTTTAAAATTGTTTCTTTTGATTGTTTTTTTCCTAAATGAGCAATCTTATTTTTTTTCTTTGATTCTTCAGAATGATGTCTTCCTTTCATCCAAGGAATTTGTCCTTTTAATTTTTCTCTAATCTTTCTTTTAGTTTCTTCTGATCTTGGTTTTCCCCAATTCCAAGGAACATTTCCTTCTTTAAACTGGCCTTTTTGTCTTATTCCTTCTATTGGGATCCTAAGATTTTTAATTACTTTTTTTCTATGTCCCTCAGATAATTTTTTCCCAGTTAATCCTTTTGAAATTTGCGGACATTTTTTTCCTTTATTCCAAGCATTCATAATTCCTTTTGTTCCCTTATTCCAAGGTTTATTTCCCCTTCTAAAACTTCCAGAATTTGTTTGACCTTTTTTTAATCCTACCATATTTATTCTAACCCCCCAATGTTTAAAAAACAAGCTCCCATTATTTTATCCCTGATACAATCAAACCAACTACCAAGCTACCCAATATTGTAAAGAGGATTGTAGCCCAAAGAGGCAACCTCTTTGAATAGTGGTTTGTAAGTTTTTGTATACACACATTTATTTCACCGATATCTTTCTTAATGTCATTTATCATAACACGATTTTCCCTTGCCAAGATCAATGCGCTAACCATCTTTTCAGTTTCTCCACTACATCATCCCTGAAAGGTATGTGTTTGTTTAATTTAATTGATTCTATTAGTTTTTCTTTGGTTCCCCATATCACTATATCCTTAGCAGTCTTAACCCCAATTCCTTTAATCTTTGTTAATTCCTTATAGAAATCGTCATCAGTATACGGATCCTTAAACTGTTTAGTTTCTACTTTTTTAGGCCCTGCTTTTCCTTCTGTTACTTTTATCTCTTCAAGACCATTGTTTCTCCCGATATGTTCAGGAAGATCAATTGTCTCTCCTTTTTTTAAGGTGACCCAATAAAAATCCTCATTCAATTTACCAATTCGGATATTCATAGATTCACCTCTGTTGGTAAATCTCATTAATCCTCCTCGACCATTATGTACACTGATACACTTTCATCTTCTGTTCCTGATGCTATGGTTAATTTAACCCTTCCATAAACCACAAAAGGTTCATATTGGGCTGTATTTCCACCTTCTGTATCACTCAAATCAATTGCTGAACCAGTGTTATCATGCACGGCTACTCTTGGATAGTATGTTGCATCTGTATTTGCTGCAGCTAAATCTATAATTTTCTGAGCTGATGCTTCTCCATCTGTATCAAGATCCACTGTACAAGTATGTGCTGGGTAGTTCACTCCAACTGCAAGTATTTTGCCTCTTATAGGGGTACTATAAGCTGAGGCACTACCATCTGCAGCTATTGATCCACTCGATATTTTGTACTTTCTTATTGCCATTTCTTTCTCCTTTAATTTATTTGATTTTAAGTCCGAAGACTATCTTTTTTTCCGAAATCAAAAAAAGATAAAAAATAAAAAATAATTATTTAGATTTCTTTGACGCTTTCTTAGGTTTTGCCTTTTCCTTTGCCTTTTTCCCAACTAATTCAGCCTCAAGTTTTTCTACAAATTCTTTATTAATTCTTGCCATTTTAACTTATTGCTTCGTTAGGATCAACAGGCGCAGCTGTTCCAGCCATAGTATGATTCCCTATCATTCCAGTGTTTGTTGCAGCACTTTCAATTGCTGTCGCACTAGATGGTACCATAACATAGTTGTCTACAATAAGATTTCCTCCAGTAGCATTTTGGTCTATTCCAATAGATCCACTGCCAGTTGTCAAGTTAATGAAATTTCTCTCAATAACATTTCCGTATTCTGTACTTGTGTTATCCATTAAAATTCCCTTAGCACTGCTTACTGTTGAATAAATTCTATTGTAAGCTATGTGACTATCAATCAAATAATAGTCTGCTCCACCTTCTGCATAAATTCCATTTGTGAAATCACCACCAGCTTCTCCTATTTGGTTGTTATAAATCTTTGTAGATCTAACATCCATTAATTGGATTGCTGTTGTTGTTGTTCCATGAGTCCCTTTGAACTTACAGTTCTCAATTACACAGTTATCTGCAGCCATTGCATAAATCGCTGGTACATCAGTTGTCATATTAAACTGAATGTTTTTTATTGTGCAATTTGAACCACCCAATAAAAGAAGCCCATTTTCTGGCTCATTTGTATCTGTGATATTCACTCCTGAATCGCTTCCGGGGTGACCTAAACCTATTAAATGTATTCCGTGTCCATAGACTCTCAAATCCTCTGTGGGTGTATATGTTCCTGGAAATACAAAAACATAGTATTCAGCATCATCAGAGTAATCGTCCCTTGCAACTTTATTTCCTGTTGTGTTTCCAAAACATTTATCTAAAGATGCAAATGCAGTTCCTGGACTTAATCCATCATTATCGTCATCTCCATTTTCCTCATCTACAAAATAGATCTTTCCAGCAGTTCCTTTCATAACTCCTGATAATCCACCAGTAAATGCAACGAATTGATCCCATGTATATGGCCCATTTCTAAATGGCGAGCTTGTTGGATTGCCTCCGGGGTTTTGTAAACCTTGTCTTCCCATATTACTTATCTAGGGAATTAAGCATCACCCACTACAATTAGTGCATAAGTGTGATCTGTTGTTCCTCCAGAAGCATCTATTGTAATTGTTCCTGATGAATCAGTTGCAGTTACAACATCTCCTGTTGTTTGGTCCCATGCCACAACCCAGTCAACACTTGATAGAGTTTCTCCACCAGTTACGTCTGAGTCTGTCACGTCAACACTGTCTCCACTATCTGCAGTGCTAGCTGTTTCTATATACAGCATTTTCTTTCCTGCATTAGGACTGATTCCTTTTGTTGTCACGCTTGATAATTCTCCCATTTTTAACCTCCTGTAATTTAATTGGTTATTTTTTCTTTAAACATAAAAATAAAATTTTAAAATCTAAAAAATAACAAAAAGGATTTATTGTATGTTGTCTATGAAACTATTGAACGCAGTGTTTCTCATGATAAGACATTCGTAGATTTTAAGCATGAACTTGTTTGAGTCATTTGTTTTACCAAATTCCTCATAAGTCATATCTAAAAGAACTCTCATTTCTATCCAATCAGTATCTAAAAAGTATATTTGTTTTGCTCCACTTGTGTCTGATAAGAATCTGCTAAATATAACAGGTATTCTTCCAGCCATTGTTTCTAAAACAATACTTGGTGAGATTCCAAATGGTAGACTTCCTGATGCCATATCTCCTGGATTATATCTGTATGTGTCAATGATAATCTTTCGAATATCCTTAACAACACTAGGTGATGCAACTCCTAACTTAGGCCTTCCACCATCTTGTATAGCATATAATATCGCAGTTTCAATGTCATCATATGTCAATGCTGTTCCGTCCAAATCAACAACATTTGTGTCGCTCTGTAATTTTACAATTCCAGAGAACTCTGTTGTAGTTGTGCTTGCATCTCCATTAATAATGAGATCTTCTTCTAATTCTCTTAATTCTCTAGCTTTTATGATCACTTCTTGCTGCTTTGCATTAGGTGCTCCAACATTACTAAATGTGCTAGTTCCTAAGCCTCCACCTGCTGGCTGGAATCCTTCTAACATGTAACTTGGCATTGCTGCCTGTGTTGGGCCTGTTACTCTTCCAACAGCATATAGAAACTTAATTGGTGTGCTTGCTCTATCATAAGTTGTTGTAGTTTCAGCCAATGCAGCATCTTCTGCAGCTGTAAAACCTCCACCTTTGGCAGTGATCTTATTGTAATCAGCATACATTCCTTGATTTGCTACTCTTGGGATAAGTTCCACCAATGGTGTTTCTTTCCTAGTTACGTCAACAATTCTTGGATCTACATAAACTGGGATCATTGCGTATCCCGCAGTTCCGTCTCCGCCTGCTGTTGTAGACAAAGCTTTCATACGTGCGATTCCTGTTTTAAGGGTTTCATTAAGGATTGGCCTCATATCTTCTCCTGTAATAGGATCTACATATCTAGTTTTGTCTTTCAAAGCCCCAAATGAATGAGCGTAAGCACTCTTAACATCAATTCCTGTCAATAGTTGCGTTCCTACTCCTTCTTCCATATTAAGCGATTAAGTCTAGAGGATTTTTTGTTTTCTCTTCCACGAAATTCTCAGATTTGTCTTGCTGTTCAACTTTAGATTTCCTCAAAGGTTTCTTCAAAGCTTTTTCCATAACATCTACTTTTTCAGTAAGTGCTTTGACTTCTGCTCTTAAAGATTTAACCTCTGTATCTTCCTTTTCCTCTTTATCTTCATCAGATTCTTCAGGTTGAGTTTCCCCATCCTTAATTTCTTCAGTTGATTCAGGTTCTGTTGATTCAGCTTCCTCTGCTGGTGCAGATTCTTCTGGTGTTTCAGTAGTCTCTTTGTTTTCCTCTTCTGACATTTGTTTAACCTCCCTTAATTTAATTGTATCACTTGAGTGATTATTATCTTCCTGTTCTTTCAGGAACTCTAAACTTTTAGCAAACACATTTGTCATTCGGGACTCTGTGTTTACTGGGTTGCCTGTAAATGCAACATTTAATAAATTAATTTTATCTAATAATCTAACTTGCTGCCCATTCTTTTCCTGGACTGTTGTTTTGACTGGCACATAAGCAATAGAAAAAGCATCTAGAAAACCATCCTGGATTGATCCTTTCACCTCATCAAACCTTGCTGAATGATTGTTTAAGACCGCTCTAACTTTCAGCCCCTTTTTATCCATCAAAAAATCATCAATTTTAGCAGCGGGAATAATAGTCTTGTTTATCTCCCTGTCCAGATTGCTTTTTCCCCTGAAACTCTCATGCTCTACATCGAACTTTATACTCCTTTTTTTCATTTGGTCTGCCATGTCTATGAGACAGGTTTTTGTAACTATATCATTTACTAGGTCTAAATCAGAAGTAGAGATATATCCCTCCACAAAGAATTTTTCACCTTCACTTTTTAATTCCAAATTATCTGAGCTAAATATAAAACTTGTTTCCATTTTTTATTATTTTAGCAAGAACCAAAGCAAAGCCCTAGTTCTCACTAGAAGCTTCATAATAAAATTAAACTGAAAGGATATTTAAATATTGTTGCTCAATAGAATTATTCTTCTTTTTCAATATAAATCACAGAACTCCTGCAATTTACATGCGCAGGGTGTGTTGGACCTTCCCATCCAGATATCTTGTCCTTGAAATTTTCATTTATTCCAACTACTTGGCCATGCAACCTCTTACAGACTGCGCTTGTCCTGTCATCGAAATGAGTGTCCCATTTCTTCATTAATTTTTCTCCACTTGACTTGAAGGCCTGTAATTTTCCTTGGCCCTCTGCCCGATTTGTTTCAGTCCTGGCGATCATCTCCGCACGGTTTTCACCAACATCAAAAACCTTTCCAATACGAGCCTTGATCTTTGTGATTCCTTCTCCTTCAATTATGCCTCTTTCTAATTCCTGCCTCAAATCTTGCATGATCTCATCAGTCATGCCCTTTATATTATTGAAAGTATAATCCTGGATGAAAACCATCGCTTCATTATTAACCATCAAATTCTTATTTAATTGTTTCTCAGCAGAATCATGGCCTTCCATAAAAGTGTTCTTTATTATAGCGTCGCTGATAGATTTTATTCCATCGAATGTTAGTATACTCTTTATTGCCTTCGCTAAGTCATCCAGAGCCTTAATTTCTTGCAAAGTATTGGACCCCATTTCCCTCTCCACAAGAGCCTTGATCTTCGCCTCATTCTGCTTTAATAAATATATTATGCTCTTTTTTAGTCTATCCTCGTCCATTGCCTCATTAGGACCCAATATCAAGGGGTTGCTCTCCCAGGCCTTTCCTTCTGTCCTCCTCATAATCTCCGCACAGTAAGCCTTAGGATCTTTTTTGTCCCTGTTCTTGCTGACGCACTCGTCGAAGTTGGTGTATCCTCCAAACGGCTTGGTCTCTATGTCCTTTTCTTCTTTTTTGCTCTGTAAAATTTCCTTCTCCTTTTTTACTTTCTTCTTTTGATTGTTTTCTTCTTCCTGCATGGATCCTCCAAACATTCCAGACTGCGCAAGTTTGTCCATTTCCTGCTGGTGTTGTTCTTCTGGAGTTTGTTTATCCCCCCACTCTACTTCGTCTAGTCCTTCCTCTACCCTAATTTCATTAATAGATTTCCATCCTCCAGATAATTGCTGTTGATATAATTGAGCTTTCTTTATTTCCTCGTCGACATCGAACATTAAAAATTTAAACTCTACATCATCAAATTCAAATTCACTTATGATTTCTTGATTATGTTTATATTCCTCTAATCTTAAAATTGGATTAATTGATCTCTTCTTAAAAACATTAGATTGTACTATTTGATTTGCCAAGCCTTTTGCATCTTCTGTGTATCCTAGTTCGACACTTGTAACCCCAAAACATGCCCATACCATCTTAGACCACCACTTCTGGCCCTCTAACAATTCCATTTCCGCATTAGTCAGTTGGAACCTTGTGAATGTTGGCGTCTTACCCACTATAGGCAATTGATGGAAAACCTTCTTCCAATTTCCAGCAGAATCTTTTTTTCTTTGCTGCTCCATCCATTGTTCTTTGAACGCAATTATCTCGTCTGAATCACTACCTTCTAGTCCTAACACCCCCTTAGGAATTGAATTATCATTAAAATATTCGAGGTTGTGCTCTATAGCATAAATAAGCGTCTGGATCGTATCTGCTAAGTTCTGAATTGGCGACCTTCCATAAATATTATCAGTCCTAGGATTTCTTTCAAACCAAATTATTTCTCTCCTTCCAAAAGGCACAGGCCGTGCGCCACTTAACCATCCATATTGAAAATATGCAGCTTTCTCTCTAGCATCTGCAGCTGAAATAAACCCTGGCTCAATAGACATAGCACTTGATTCTTTATTTGGGGGCAATATTGCTGCATCAAGAATTAAATCCTCTCTATCAGTAAACATTCCATAAATATCTGGGTTCTTTGTAAATGTTGCTCCATCTCTTGCAACTATTTCAACCATCTCTCCTTTTTGATTAAAAACTTTATTTAAAACTCCTGCGTCTACTTCTAAAATATCTCTTATATATTTTCTCCTGATCTCTTCAAAACTTTCTTTGTTTGTATTTGGATTTTTATAAAAATCCATAACTTGTTTTTTATGTTCTTCTAAAGTCGGTGAATCCTCTTTTCCTTCTTTAGGCACAATGTCCCAAGGTACTGCACAAACATTGTCTACTATTGTTGATATGCACATCTCGACATAAGGCATTGCAGCTAGTCTTCTAATTGTAACTAGATCAACATATCTTGGATATCCAAACGGCGGCTTATAAAGAAATTTAGGAATATAGGCTTTAGGTATTCCTCCCCGCGACTCCTCTGTAATGGTTGCCACAGGTGGTACTGACTTCTCTTTTTTAAAAAGATCTAAAATTCCCATGAGTATAAAAGTGAAAGGATATAATAATTAATTTCTTAGTATATTTAAATATTGTTGCTCAATTGTTTTCTACGTTGTGCTGGGCTAAGAGCTACATCTCCTTTTTCTATTGCCTCCTTAATTATTTCTTGGCGTTCTAATTCTTCTTTATCCTCTTCCTCTTTTGATTTTTTGTAAACTGGTTTAGGTGAAATAAATGAAAAGGCCATCGGTGTTTTTAATTCAAAAAACATTCTCATCATCACCGCGTCGCCTATATCTGTTGACCTGCCTAGCACTTCCTTGATCTCTTCCTTTGTCAAAACTCTCAATGGTTGGTCTTTTCCAGGGTCTTTTTGTTTGATTTGTTCGAGGTCCTCGATTAATAATTTTTTGTCCTGGACAGAGATTCCTCTGTAAATTCCTATCAATCCAGAATTAACATAATTAGCCAATTCAAACCAGCACTGAGCCTTTAAATTTGCATAATTGTGTAGAACTTTTTGAGTGTCTGTTTCTTTCTTGTTTTGTATTGGCCTTGCATTGTTCACAAAACCTTTTACTCCTGGAAGATTTTTAACCAATCCATACCCTACCCCATCCTCATCTACTGCACATTTGCTTCTTGGAATCTTATATTTTTTTAATCTTTCATCTAATTCATCACTTGAAATATTGTCTTCATTGTAAATCTTCTCAATAAAAAGACCATCCCAGATCGTTGTGATTGTTCTATCTCTTCCTCTGCCTGCCACATCCACTATACAATATTTTGTCCCTCTCTCCGCGTTATTCGTGAACATATCCAAAATAGCATCGTATTCAAATAGTCTAGTCGGATCATCATCGTATTCAAAGTTTCCATAAAGAAGTCTTTCCTTTGTTATTTTGTCTGCGTTTTTTAATTGGTTTATATAATTCTCATCCAAATAATAATTATCTGTTGCTAATGATTTTATAAAAACTCTGTTTTTTGGTAATTCATTATCTCTAGAAGGTTTGTAATATCTATAATATATATGGTTTTTTTGAGGATTAAATGTTTCCAAAATCTTTGGAAGGATTCCATATTTTTTGTTGAGTTTCCTTCCTATTCTTGTTTTTAAAATTGTTATAGATAATTCTTCATTTTCATTTGATTCATCTACAAACGCGCCGGTTAGTTCTAATCCACCAAATCTTGTATAAAGGGGATCACTTGGTTGTTTTGACATATCCATTAAAAAAATACGGCTTCCATTATGAAAATTAAGTATATTTGTTTGTTGATTCATCGTAAAAATGCTTGATGGCTTTATTTTAAGTAATTGTAATATTTCAAAGAAAGAAATAAGAGTGGTTTTTTTTAAATTTGTTAGTTCTCTACGCCCAATTAGCCAGGCAGTTCCTGGATACTCCAAAGCTTGTTGAAGAATCCAAAAACAGCCAAGAATCGATTTTCCCCCACCAGCTCCTCCCCCAAAGCCAAGTTCGGTTGTTTTGTTATCCTGTAAATAAAGATATGCTAATGCTTGTTTTGCTGTTAATTCTAATTTCATTTTTCATTTTAAACTTTTTCTTCAAATAATTTTTTAATCTCATCAGAAATTTTCACATCTATTTTAACCCCATCTCCTACTTGTTCGATTTCTTGTTTTTCTACATATCCCCTATCTTTAAGTTTTGTCTTACAGAAGAAGATTAAACAAGCATTATCGCCTTCTAATGCTTTCTGAATTAATTTATTTTCTATATCATCTTTTAAATTTTCTATACATTCATTTAATTGTTTTGTGAAAGCCTTCTTTTTTATCCATTTATAATAGGTTCCACGAGAAATCTTTGCTTCTCTGCATGCTTCAGCAACCTTTCCAAATGATTCTCTAAATGCCTTTATGAATATCTCTTTTCTCTTTTTTGTTGAAAAATGTTCATTATTGTCCATTTTAATTGAAAATATTCTCTATTTTTATTTGTTTTTGTTTATTATGTTCCTCTTTATCTCTAATATAGTTATGTTTTCAATTTCCATCATTCGTAAAAAGGTATAAACTGATTAGTCACTCTTTCCAATCCTTTTCGTTTTTGTTTATACATATTAACATCTATTATCCAATATCCCAAATGTGCTGGGGTGTTTGTCTTCTTCATAAACGGACTTTGCTCCTGTAAACATCCAGCGTCATATCCATGAATATTCCTGTAAAACATGTATTGTGCTTTGTGAAAATGTCCTTGAAAAAGTAAATGTGGTTTTCTTCCTCCACTTATTGCTTCTATATATTTCTGCATCTTATAACTAATCGCATAAGCAGTTCCTCCGCCTGGATGCCTTAGTCTTATTTTGCAACCATTTTCCAAACAAAGATCTTGCTCGTCATATCCTATGAATTTATAGTGTTTGTTTCTTTTCTCTAATTCTGGTCCGATATCTAATCCCATGTTTCCTTTAGACTTAAACCATCCACCATGTGAGTTCTGTGGTTCTATTGAATAAATTGTCTTGTTGAACTTTTCAAATTGTTCTTCAAAATAATTCAGTTGGGCTGTAGCACCTATAAACGCTAATTCATAAATATGTCCATCACGCCCAGACATTCCTTCAAGTGTGTCTCCAACGTTAAGATAAAATTCTACTCCTTGTTTTTTACTATCCCTAATCATTTTTTCTAAAATATCTGGTCTATAACACACATGCCCCATATGTGCATCGCTAAAAGTACAGAATTTTACATGTCTATCTGGAAAGTCTATTTTTTGTGGTTTGTACTTGATTGGATTTATGTCTTTTAAATTTTTTAAGATTCTTCTCACTTCCTCTGGTTTCACATTCTTTAGTTCTCTTGTAATTTCTTTTTCTAAATCACTTAGCTCTGTTTTTTCTATTTCCATATTATCCTCCTTACAATTATGGTTTTACTCCATAAAGTTTTAAATAAGTTAATGCTGTTTCAGCATCTACATGGTCTTCTATACTCTTCATTCCTCTTAAGTCTCCTTTTCTAAAGTGTTTTGTGTGTATCAATTCATGTATTATTATCTCTCTCATCTCTTCGTTTCCTGTGTCTTGGTCTATCAAAATCAATTTTTTGTCATCCATAGCCAATCCTCCAAGTACTTTTGTATTTTCATCTATTTCTGCAAAATAATTATGAGGAAATTTCGTATGTTCTATGTTATATACTAATAGAGTTTCTATAACATCTTTTAAATTAAGAGGATATACTCTTTTGTCATGTAAGTATTTTAATTTATAATTTTTTGTCATTTTTTATGTTTTCTTTATGTTTTTTAATTATATATTTTCTTACGAGAGAGTATACTTCTTCATACTTTACTGCAATTTGTCTTGCATAGTTTGGGTGAACTCCTATTTCTATAAGCCTGCATTCGTAATGAAAAGGGTGAAAAGTATCTTGAAATTTGGCTAATTCTCCGTTGCTTATCATCTTTTTAAATAAAGTTTCGTCGTCCTCTATTATGTCGCTTATTTCTTCAACCATATTTTTTCTCCAAGTCATCCATTCTAGTGACTACATAATTTAATGCTTTGATATAAGAATTTGGCTCAACTGCAAAAGACTTTTCTATATTCTCTATTGTTTCTCCTTCTACACTTCTAAATATAATTTGCCAACCTTTTGTAGCTTCTACCCTGTCATTTACATCTCTGAAATCATCCTCATAGACAAATCTTCTTAATTCAAGAGTATAAGTCTTCTTATCTGAGAATGTCTTTGCGTAGTTTTCCAAATTAAGTAATTCACATTCACTTCCATCATCGTTTATAGACTTTGCTACTGATGGAAACCATCCGTTTTTGAAGTGGTTGTTCAGTTTGTTTAGTATTTTTTCTAAAATCATATTATCTCGTGTGGTTTTCCCTTTTTATTTCTATGTAAAGATTTTGGTTTGATTATTTCAAGTTCTCTATTGTTGTTATACATAAACACAGGAAATATCCTACCTTTATATCCAATTTTCCTTACAAAATTCATTTCTCTTTGAAGTTGTTCTATTGCTTTGTCTTTGTGTTTTTTAGATGTTTTATACTCAACAATATATAAAATATTACCATCAAATAGAATACAATCTGGCTGGCTATTTAAACTTCCATCTTGATTATAAAAATTAACTTCTTTTGCATTGAATAGTGGTTTTCCTAAACAAACTCTATCAGGATTATTTATTATCCATTCTAATGCTTGACTATGTTTATTTTTTTTCATTTTCTCTGTATAAAATCTTTTACTGGAATATAAAATGTTGTATAATATCCCCCATGTTCTTTATTTTTTTCAAGCTCTATAATCATCTTTTGGGGTAATTTGTGATACATTTGATGTGTTATTTCTAATTTTACTTGTCTTAATGTCATCTTTCCTGCACAAACATCTGTGAAGTTTTCTAAACTAATTGATTTTTTCATTGTAAATTTATTTTCATTTTAAATTCAAATTCTTTTCTTAATAAATCATCTTCTATTATTAATTTTTCTTTTCTGTTTTTTATTTCTATAAATCTTTTAGGAAAAATAAGTTTTCTTTTAAAAATTCTTTGAAGAGTATCATTATTAATTTCATTCTCATAAAATCTTGCTTTTTCCATTCCAATATTTTTTATTATATTATTAATCATTCTCTATATGGATTGTTTTGTAATTTTATTATTAATTTATATATTAATGTGACATCTTCTCCACTAAATAGAGTTCTATAATATTCTCCACAAGAATGTTTATTTGCATCTTGTATTTTATTTAATTCTTTTATACAATTTTCGTTACTTTGATAACCATCCATTTTTTTTAATTCTTTACAAACTGGACATTCCCATATTTCAAAATTTGTTCCATTTAATATGTGTTGTCCTTTTTTTTCATTTTCTTTTCTAAAAAAATCAATATATTTACCAACTAAATAAATATATTCAAAATTTCTATCTTTGTTTTGTTCTAACCATCTTAATCTATTAAATATTTCTTTATTTTCTTTTAATTTCATTCTATATCTCCATTACGTCTAATAGCTTCTGTTTCATATTTATCAAGCACTCTTCTTCTTAGTTCGTGTTCAGCATCACTCATTGCACCTATTGCATCGCTTATTGTTTGATAATTTGTTCCATGTTTTTTTATGTAATCTAAACCAAGTTTGTAAATACAATAGGTTAGTTCTCCTTTTACTTCTACATTTGCTATTACTAATTCAAGGCATTTTATTGCTTTTTTTCTGTCTTCTCTTATGTATGGCATTATGGATAACTCCTCTTCTCTCTTGAAATCAATATCAAATATTTTTCCAAGTCTTTTAATTCTGTGAATATCTTGTCTGAGTGGTATAAAACCCAGGGATGAGATTCAAATTCTTTTGATGCCCAAGTGTAGACTGATTTCTTTAACATATTAGCGTAAACTATCTCTTGGAGTGTTCCAACTGCCCTATTTCTATCTATTACTGCGATTATTCCTTGGCTTTTTACTATTTGTTCTATATCTTTTTGTACTATATTTCTGTAATGTATTCTTATAAGTTTTTTTCGTTCTTCTTTTGGTAAATCTACGTCTACTGCCCTCTCTTGTACATCATAAAAAGGATTTATCAAAATTATTCCTGTCCTTTTCTCAAAATCTAACTCCCATTTTCTTATCTTCTTTCTTGACTTAACCGGATGTGCCAAATAAAGTTCTAATGTTTTCTTGTTTGATTTAAACTCTGGTCCAGTTATTGTTCCCATTTTATCTTAAAAATAATATCAAGTTTGCTATTCCTAAACAAATAGCCGCACTTGCTAACCCCCATGATTTATATTCAAAACCATTAAGTATTCCTCCTATTGCTAATAAACTTATCCCAATTATTATAAAATATTTTGAAATCATTTTGGATATAACTTATTGGCATAAAATACTTGATACATACTCATGCCTGTGTTTAGTAAGTCGTAATTATTGGTTATCCAACCTAATACTATGAATCCGAGTGTGATTTCAAGCGAGTTTATTTTCATTTTAATTTTTCTCCAACTGTCTCATAACTGTTCCATAACTGTTTCATTTTTTATTTTTTTGGGAGGAATTGCGAACCTCCTGTTTTAGTTTGAATATACATAACATACTCGGAAAGGGAGCAGAACCAGAACCACCTTGATTCCCACCAAATTTTAATCTTCCTTTAATAAATCTTAATTCTGCTTTTCCATAAATATAATCGTGAAAATAACTTGTATCTGTTCTTGCTGGAATTAATAAAACAACAATATTTTCTTTAGATAATTCAAAACATTTCTTCACAAATAATTTAATATATTTTCCATAAGGAGGATTGCAAAAAATAATTTCTCCTTTTGGATTTTGTTTTAAGGCATCTTGTTCCTTTGTATAATATTTTTCACATTTATTATTCTTTTCTGATGCACAAAAATCCAAAGTAAAATTAAACTCTTTATCCAATTTCTCAAATAATTCCTTTGGAGTTTCCCACTCTATTCCTCTGCTTGAAAATAGTGTTTTGAAATTTGTTTGCCTTTTTTCCATTTTATTTTGATACCCTACCCTTTAGGTTGTGGGGTGGGAATTGCGAACCTCTTTTTTTAGTTTTCTTAAACAATTTTTACAAGTTACTTTTTTCTTGTCTTTAGTGTATTTCCCTTTTGTTATTCCACAGGCTTTAATACATAAATATCTTTTATCTTTATCCAAAAAATGTATTCTTTCTCCAAGATATTTCTTCTTTAAAAATCTATAATCTCCTAAGTCAATTCTTTTGTTCCCCAACTCTTTAAACAATTCTTCTAAAACTTTTTTTGTCTGTTTTGTTTTTTCCATTTTAAGATACCCTATTTCTCGTGTGGGGGTATGTCATTTTAATTACTAATTTCGTGATTATTGGTATATTTTAGTAGTTTCATTTTAGTTTTTCTCCAAATATTTCTTTTTCTAATTCTTTTCTTAATCTTTCATAATATCGGGACATCTTACTATTCTCAACTTCCTTAGGTGTTAATGGCTCTAATTTCATTTCAATTTCTCCCTAAACTCTTTCGCGAGTTTATCTATTTCATTCCATAATTTATGGGGCATTAATCCATCATTATCTTCTTGAAACCAATTATTAAATTCCCCTTTCAACTTCTCAATAAAATTATCAAATTCTTTTTGTTTCATTTTGTTCCTTTTAATTTAATTTTTTCATATTCCCCACTTGTATAATAATTCAAACATTGGTCGCATAAAATAATATCTGAACCATCCTTCTTCTCTAAATTAACATCTTTTAAAACACTTTTCCAATCTCCTTTTTTTCCACAAAAATCACATTCTTTCATTTTTGTTTTTCTCCTTATCTAATGCTTCACAAATTCTCTTCCAATTTTCAGGAAACTCTTCTGCATAACTTAAAATGCTTAATTCATTATCATCTAATATTATAACTTTTGGTTTTTTCATTCCAATTTTTCTCCTTTTTCAATTTTAATTTCTCTATATATTTATTTGCTGATTTGAGTAACTCTTTTAGTTCCTTATTCTTATCAAGATAATACCTTTCTATTTCTTTTTTAGCATTTTCTAAATCTTTTTCAAAGTTATCATTAATTTCATTAAAATCTTCTTCCCATTTTCTACAATTTTCACATTCTTGTTTTGTCATTTCAGTTTTTCTCCTTCAATAATATCCCACTCAATTTTCTCGCACATATTTGAAAGATATTGTATTAATCCATTTATTCTATAATTCCATTGATTTCTCGTAAGTCTTACTTTTGCAACCTTTCCTTTAAATTGAATTTCTATTTTATTTTCTTTTTTCATTTCAATTTTTCTCCTGCTAATTGTTTAATTTCATATTTAGCAACTTGTCCACTTACAATCTCCATTCTTTCAAATTTCTCAATTAATCTTTTAATAAATTCTTTGACATAAATCGTTGGAATTTGAGTTCCATTCTTAATCATCTTCTCGCTTAAATCAAATTCTTTTTTCATTTTAAATTCTCAATGAATTAACCAACTTCCCCCTAATATTGCAATAGCAATCGCTAACCATAGACCCATTACTAAAGTAAAAAAGGAAATCCATATCATCACTAAACTCCTTTCTATAGATACCCCTATTGCAGATGCTATACCTGGACTCATAAATGTCATAGTCGTAGCAAATAACAAAGCTAAAACTATCATCAGTTTCCAACTTCTTTTTACTTCTTCCAAATTTTCTTTTAATTCTTTTTTCATTTCAGTTTTTCTCCTGCTCTTTCATCAATAATTTCACAAATTTCTGCTTGTTCATCTACACCAAACGAATTTAAACTACTTTGAATATCCTCTTTCAATCTTTTAATAAATTCTTTGACTTTAAAGGCAGGAATGACGCCATAATTTCTTTTTACACCTATTATTTCATCATTCTTACCTAAGAGTGATTCGGGTTCAATATAATTGCTTAAATCAATTTCTTTTTTCATTTTTTACGTTCCCTCAAATATACTACATACAATCCTCCAGCTAAAAATCCAACTACAAAGCTTGCCAAAATCTTCAATAGTTCCATTACATTGCCTCCAAAAAGTTCTCAATTTTAGTAATATAAGCAAGTGCACCTATTCTGGAACGGCACAATCCAATTAATTTATAATCTTTGTTTACTACAGGGCTTCCACTATCTCCATATGTTACAGGAACGCTCATTCCAAAACAACCAGAAGTTATATTGTCAAGACTATATGTTCCGAACCTGTCCAAGTCAGATATATAACCTTTTCTGATATTTAATCCTGTGTTTCTTGGATTGCCAAGTATATAAGCTTCATCACCTAATTTGTATTTTGTTGATGGTTTTGCTGGAAAGTCTGGAAGGTCTGTCTCAAATATAGCTATATCTTTTTGTTTGTTTGTATATAATTCCTTTAATTGGGTATCTCCAATTTTTACTATTCTCTCTAATATTTTTCTCTTCATTTCCATTATTCCAAAGGGTGAATTGACTTTATATTTGCTTTCGTCTATTACATGGTATAATGTAATAAATTTTCTATTTACTACAATCCCTCTGCCTCTTGTGTTGATTGATTTATCTTCGGTAATTGATTCTATTTCTATATCGTGAATATGACAAGGCAATTCATTGTAGATTTTATGAATTAGATGTTTTGAATATATCTTGTCACATGTATCGTAAATCACTTTTCCGCTTAGAGTCAAGAGTAACCCTGTTTTAAGGAACTCTCTACGATTAAATCCATTTCCATTCCATCCGTAGCCTTTCATTTCTTCTTTCATTTTAACTCTTCTTCTGTTATATTGTAAAATCTAATCTTTTCTGTGATTGCTCCTTTAAGTTCCGAAATATTGAATACATCGTCAATCCACATTTCATTTTGGGGCATGATAGCCCATAATAATCCTTCTTCGCCAAAAACTGGTTTAATTATTTTCGATTTTGATTTAACCCACTTAATTGCTTCTTGTTTTA